TCAGTATTCGTTCCCCCAGTCGACCATTTTCATGGCGTCAGTCGGATCAACACCGGCCACTTTGGCTTGCACCAGCGCACCAATGATCGCGGTGATTGCGCGGGCACGTCCGCCCGCATCGAAAGCCTGCAAGGGCCGCATTACGTCGAGTGAAACCCTTTCGCCCAGCTTGTTGCTGGCCTCTTCCGCCATGCTGGCCGCCATCGGCTGCAAGACCCATTGCGCCAGATGCCGCTGACACTCTCGAACCATCGGCCCGGTCGATGCTGAATTGACCAGGCCGGGCAGCACGCCGAAAGCGGTATTGATCGCATCGCGGGCCGCGCCCAGCGTTTCGGTCGTCATCGTCTTCGACAGGTCCGGGCTTAGATCGTGCGGCTTCCAATCCTGCATCGGTGCGGGTCCGCCCGCCGCAGCGACGTTTACCGATTCGCGAATGAGCACCTTGCCGCGATTGCCACGAAAGCCGCGCGCCATGCCCTCAAGATCGGTTTCCGGGGCTTCCGGAAATGGCACAATAAGGGACGCCAGCGGGGCCGTCTCGTAAATTTCTGCCAACGCCGTTTCGACGGCGTTCAACAGACCGGCGGTGAGTTGCGCACGTTTCAGCGGTGCGGTGCCATAATAAGGCGCGGCCACATCGCAGCCGATTCGGAAGTGCAACACCTCACCGGCCAGCGCCGTTTCGGTTCGCCCGCCTCCTGCCTCGGAAACTGAAACACGATAAGCGGTCGGCCTCGCATTGCGCGTGCGCAAGTCCCAATCGCTGCATGGCACAAGCCCGTCATCCCGGATCAGGAACAACGCTTCGCCTCGCAAGGCGAGCGAACGGCCAGAAAGGGCAAGGGATCGGCGGTCCAGTAAATCAGTGCCCTTCACATCGGCAAGCGATAGCCCGCTCTCCCAGAGCGAGACAGCGCCTTGCGCCGTGGCGGTCAATTCGCCAATGCCTCGCCGCCCGGAAATGTAAGCTTCCCGCGCCGCCATGATTTCAGCGGTGAAGCCGGAACCGCTGGCGCGGGTTTCTTCGGTTACTCTTCGTTTGAATGGCCACATTTTCACGGCCTCCTATAGGGACGCAACAAATCACCAGCGCCGCTGTTTTGCATTGCACGCGCCAGCCAGGCGGGATTCCGCTGCATTGATATTTCGATTACGTCCAGCCGCATGGAAAAGCTGGAAGACCCCGCCGCGCGGCGCGGTTCGGCCAGATATTCAGCCATACGCCGGAAGGCTTCGGAGACGGCGGCAGGAACATCCCCCCCACCAACATCAGCGGTGATCCGGTAGGGTCTATCGCCTGGAAGCTCATAACCGCCCCAGGGCGATGCGTCCGGCATGCAGTCAGCCCAGACACCATCTGACCAGACCTCGACAGTCTCGAAGCTGGCCGGGGTCAAAGGGGCTTGCCAGTCACCGCCGCCCTCAACAGTCCAGACCACAGAGCGCGGCGTGAAGCGGTGCGCGATATAAGATTCGATACGCTCCCAGATCGCATCAGCCGGAACCGCTGCCGCCTTGTCTGACAACCCGTCCGGGCTATCGGGATAGCTGGCTGGAATAGCTTCAGTCTGTTTCAGTGTCACAGCCATGTCACACCCTCCATCTGCTTAGGGTGCGGACCAGACCGGCGGACGGATCAAATGTTTCGGCTGACCAATTGCGCGCCTCTATCTGGGTGCCATCATAGGCTGGCCGGGTGACAACGCTCATTTCATAAAGAAGCGCCTGAAGCACCGTGCGAATGATCGCATTGTGCTCACCATTTTCAGGATCGCTGCCTTCATCCTCGATGCGCTCAGCTTCCTGCACGGCCCGTTTCGGCGGAATGCGGAAGCCGGGCGAAAGTCCGACAATCAGCCCGGCATTGAACGAAGTGAGAAAGTCCCGCACATAGCTTACTTCCTGCATTTCCGGTGTAATTCGCGCCTCAAATGTCAGGGCTTCGTCACTGTCTTGCAGGTCCAGCGTGCCCGCTTTTCGTGAAGCAAGCGGCCTGTCATATGAATGACCAACCAGAAAGTGAATATCCTCGTCGGGATTATCGACCCGATAGGCGAAAGCCCGCGGCGCTATGACTTCCTTTCGGGGACGCCCGGTCCTGCCTCCATCGGACAGGACCGCGCGATTTCCATAAGGGAAGCGGCCACGCAGCGCCAAGCCACCGGATGCCCGCTTGCGGAGTTCCAGCCCGCCACTGTGACCGCCCCAGAGCATTACTCGACCCCGTTCAGGATGCGTGTCTGCACCGCGCGGGAAATGGTCACGTCCATCGTGGCCAGTGCCGTCAGGCGAAGCGCGCCCGATTGTGCGTCAGAGTACGGATCGCGGATAAGATCGACCGCGCCCCATGTTCCGACAAAGAAAGGTGCGACGCCGCCGGCGGTTGTTGTGAGCACCACCTTGGACGCAAGCGGATCGCCAGCCGGGGCGGCAAGTGCATTGTGCGACAGAACCGTTTCGCCCAGCTTGCTGGCCATGCGGTCCCATTCCGTGATGCCGCTTCCAGCGTCCCAGATCGCGTCATCCATTGCATCCCAGACTTCGGGCCGGAAAAGCCCGCGAACGTCACCGGGGCCGGTTGCCGCATTGCCGGTAATGAAGCCCACGATTTCAGCACGGATCGCGGCCCAGGTCGCGGCTGCATCCACATCGGTTTCTTCGATGCCCCATGCGTCAGCCCCGGCAAAAAGGCCCGTTGGCTCACCTGCCGATCCGCTGCCCTGAAACACGGCACGGTCAAACGCTTCCTCGATTGCGCCATTCATATCCCGGCGCACCGCCTGTTCCAGTCCTGCCCCGGATTGCTTCAGCGTTTTGCGGGTGATGCGCATCTGGACGCCCAGATTGTGATCAGGCTTCAACGGGCGGTCCAATGTGGTGTAAGCGCTCGGCCCGGTCACGTTTCCGGTTTCACCGTTCGCCCAGCCTGCCGACACCGCAGAAGTCGTCACGGGATATTCCATTTCCCCCATGCCGACATTCACCATCTGGCCGCCCATGCGAGCCGCCACAGAGCCAGCAAACAGACGCTCAATGATAGGCGCGGTGCGGATAGGATTTGGCGTGCCGCTGGCGACCGTCTCACCGGCGCGGGTTTCCAGCGCTTCCCACGGGACAGGAACGCCGCGATAGCCGCCATGCGAGCGAAGCTCCTGCACGATCTCGCCGGTCTTGCCGTCAAGTGCCCGGCCCTCATCGAGAGACAAGGCCACTTGCCGCATCTCGAAACCGGCCATGACTTTCGCCCATTCCTTGTCAGAACGGGTTTCCAGTTCCTCGCCAGCTTCGCGACGTTCGGTGTCTTCAGAAGTCAGGGCCGCACGATAGCGGGTTTCATTCTGCCGATATTCCGAATCGAGTGTTTCCATCGACCGGGTTTCGTCTTCAGTCGGCTTTTCTTTTCCGACAAGGCCCGCCAGCTCCTGCCTGATCTCAGACTGGCGACGGGTGATTTTCACGCTCTCAAGCATGTTTAGTCTCCATTATTTGGATTGCGCTGCATGGATCGCAGCAGGGATTTCCACGCCTCGCGGGCGGGATCGGGCTGGCCCATGCCAACCTCAATTCTTGTCTTGCGGGCATGACAGCGCCCGCAGAGTGTTTGCAGATTTGCCAGCACGTAAGACAATTCCGGGTGTGTGCGGACGGGCTGCACATGGTCGATTTCGAGCCGCCGCCGCTCGCCGCACTGGACGCAGGCCCAGCCGTCGCGGTCGAGCGCCTTCATCCGCATGGTTTTCCAGCGCGGGCCGCGCGTGACGCCGGCAGAGTGGCGCTTGTGTTCCCTCAACCCCATGCGAACCGGCCCCCCTTGTGAGACGGCCGCCCCATGATCCGGGCACCTTCAGCCACCGCCAGCACTGTTGCCGCCGCCGCATCAATGCGGCCGGTTGAACGGGCCTTGGCCAATTTCAGATTGTTGGCGGGATCGCGAAGCGTCACAGCATCCGCGAAAGCAGATCGCAGCAGTAGCGACGGAATGGTTTGCACCTTGCCGTCGAAGGCCGCGCGGCGGAAGCGTTCGCAATCTTCGCCGCCGTCACGGAAGCCCTGCCCCCGCCAGACAACTGGACACCGGATGCCCGCCTTGTCGATCGCCTCGCCAAGTTCCGCCTGTTTATACCGATCGGCAGTCAGCGCCGCGACGGTTTCGCCCTCGACATGGGCCATCACCTCGCCAAGCCATTCCGCGACCGGCACGGTTTGCGCACCAAGCGTCGAAAGCTCGCCGCGATCTTGCATCTCGACGTAGCGGCCAGACACCCCGTCACGCTGGCCACGGTCCAGAAGAGAAGGCTTTGACGGGAATGTGCCCAGTGCCTCCAGGCGTCCAGTTTCTGGCCAGTAGAAAGCCGCTGCCGTCATGCTGGCAGAGCCGCCAAGGTCGATGCCGATCACCACCTGCCCTTGACGGGCGGGCGGTTCGGATACCTCGCAGCCCAGCCATTCATCCACGGTCAGCAGCACGTCGCGGTTTTCGCCTGAAACGCGCTCATTTCGATTGTAGAGCCTGAAGCTCGTCAGCGTTGAGCCGCCCCGTGCAATTGCCCGGCGGGCTTGTGCCTGAAGCCAGTCCAGACTTGAGCCGATCCCATAGGCAGCGCCCGGATTAGCTTCTTTCAGGCTTTCCAGATCATCGGCAGGCAGGCCCGGCGGCGGGCGATGCTCTTGGACGTAAACGCCCTCTTGTTCCTCATCCAGCCAGACAGAAAAGGGGTGAGCATCGTCAGCGGCTGACGTGGAAATGATAAGCGCCCGGCCGCCGCGCTTGCCCAGACCGGACAAGAGCGCGTGTTCCAACGCATCTCCTTGATCGGCGGCCCAATGGCCGCGCTCATCCATAAGCACAAGCGTCGGGGCAGACCCCAGAGCTGATTTGCCATCGGCAGCAATCGCGCGAATGAAGTGACTGCCGTTCTCGTCTTCAAATTCGATTTCGAGTTTAGGCGAACGGCGGATTGTGAATTGCGCTTGTTCGTCTTCTGACAGGCCGCGAATGAAGCCCACGCAAAAATCAAAAGCAATGCGGGCCTGATCGCGGGTTCTCGCAGCAATGACCACTTCCCGGCGCGGCTGGTCATCCCATTCGCCTTTTACTTCGCCCAGGGCAAGGCCAGCGGAAAGGGCCGTCTTGGCGTTGCCGCGTCCAATCGACAAAGCGGCCACCGAAACGCCATCGGCAAGCGCGCCTTTCACGAATTTCTTCTGGTAGGGTGCCAGCTTGATTAGTTCGCCAGCCTTCGGACCTTCAGGGATTTCCAGCGTTTCTAGAAAACGGATCGCCTTTGTAGAGGTCAGCATGGCGCCACCTCCGAACCGCACAGCGCGAACGCGATAGCCCGCCCCGCGACACCCCCCCGGCTTCCAAGTCGCGGCATTGGGACCAGATAGACAGGCGCATAGCTGCCAAGGGCGAGCGCCTGTCTACTACGTAGTAGTAGAGTGTCGGGGAACACCCGTTGGAAGCCTGTCACTATTGGGTTGGAAGGCGTTGGAAAACAGTGTTGGAAGACCGTTGGAAGGTACCGTTGGAAGGTCATCACTCGACGCCCTCCACAGTCTTTAGATGGGTGCGCTGCTTTGATGGTGGGCCTTCTTTGACCACCTCGATCCGCTCTTGAGAAAGCAGCGACTCCATCGCTTTTGTGAACGCCGGTCTCTTCACGCCCTCAGCGTCCGGCATGCCTGCAAACACAGTCGGCGCGTACGTATTCGAGCGATTAGGGCTCACCGTGCGACCTTGCCGTTCCATAGCGCGAAGCAGCTTCAGGAAAACACGCTCCGCCTTCACGCCCTCACCGATGCTAGGCACGGCGCCTTCATTTATAAACACGCCGTCATGCCAACGCAGGAAAACCTCGTCACCCGTGCGGGCATAGTTAGCCTTCATGGTTGTCAGAACACGCGCGTCAGGATCGGCCTCTTTTTCCTCCCCGGTTTCAATAATGCGCTTGAAATAGAGACGAGAGCGCACAGAGCCGTTCCAGGCGGTTGAACCGCTTAGGCCCGATCCGCTGGACATACCGGCGAGGGATGGATGCGACAGCAGGACAACCGCACAGTCAAAGCGCATCGCCAGCCGGTTCAGCAGCTGGACAAATTGCCGGACTTTGGCGCGGTCGTTCTCATTGGCTGGATAAACATCTGCCAGCGTGTCGATAACGATTAGTGCCGGGCGCTGCCTTGCTGCCTCAGCCTCGATTGCCTCGTAGAGCGGTGACGGTTGAAGCGTGTCAGCGACTTCGTTTGCCAGAAGGGCCGTGTCACCTGCAACGCTGCAAATGCGGAGCCTGTCCATGTCTGAAAAGCGCGCGCCGTAGACATTGGCTATGCTGGCGAGCCGTCTGTGAAGCTCGTCACGTTCATCCTCAGCCGTGAAGAATAAGGCTGTTCCTTGGAAAACTTCCCGACCGATCCAGGCAAGCGCAAGCGCGGTAGATGCAGCCAGCTGAAGCGAAAGCTGGGATTTGCCGGTGCCGCCATCACCCGACATAAGCGTCGTCGTGCGGAAAGGGATCATGTCTTGGACAAGCCAGCGCCGCGCGGGAATCTCCTCGCCGTCAAAATCGGCAGCTGAAAAGAAAGCGGCGGGCTTCTTGGACGGCGTTTCAGGCCCTAGCGTGCGGTCTGCAAATTCGCGCTCGAAGCGGGTGACATTATCCAGCATCAATCCGCCCTCGCTTTGAGAGCGTGCTGCACACGCTTTTCAGGATGCGCGTTCATCAAGCCTAGCTCGGCCTCAATCATCCGATTGCGGATAACGTCCGCCATGCGGCGGTGAAAGATCGCAAGGGCCGGATCGTAGGCTTCCAGAACGAATGCCGCGTTCAAATGCGACTGGTAAAGAGGAAGGTGTATCGGCCATGTTGTGACAGCCTCAGGGTGTGTCGGGTGCGAAAATTCGTGATCAGGACCACGCAGACGATCATCAGACACAATTGCCCTCCTGATCCACTACGCCGCCAAACAGCGCCGTGTAGAGTTGCCAGGGGGCTTCGTTCTGAAAACCGCTTTCAGTCAGCTCGCCTAGTTCGGCGGGGTCATGCTCTACATCGTCCCGATTGTTGTCGGCCCAGCCCTCTTGCGAATCGCAGATGTGCGCTCCAAGAGACGGCTCAAAGTCAGGATCGCCTTCAACGGCGTCCATCGCATCAATCAGTTCCTGATAAGCGCGCGCCGTAAAGTGATCGGCGGCAAGCGCTATGCAGTCAGCCCGTTGGGTGAGAGTGCGCAGATCGCCCTTCATTCGGCCACCTCGGCGCAAGCTGTTTCCCATGCCTCAATGTCGGAGAGCTTCCAGCGTGTGCAGCCGGGTGTCAGACGGATCGCGCGGGGAAATTCAGGTCGCTCACGGTGCCAGCGCCAGACAGTCGGGCGGGCGATTCCGTAGCGTTTCGCAATGTCAGCATCGGAGAGATATGTAGTGGGCATCGCGGCACCTTATTGTTTCGGTGCCTTCCAAACTTCACGTATGCCGCGATTTCGAAATCCTGCAAAAACTACAGAAACCGTTTAACGGGTTTCTGTAGGGGCTTATTGTCGATTTTTTGCTTCGCGCTCCCAAGTACGAATTATAGATTCGCTTGGGGCTGATCCGACTGCAGCGTTCATCTGGCGCTGTAATTCCTTCATGGTCATGCCGCCTCGGTCACAGCCGCGCTCTTGATACCACACTTTCGCGGGGTGCTCGGGCCTTCCGCCTTTAGCTTTAGGGGTAATCCGTTCTATGATTTTTTTTGCAAAAGCATGCGGAATGAATATCTGACCGCCGTCATAATCTTTAAGCGCTGCAAGCCTGTAATCCAGCGCGTCAAATATGCCATATCGCAACCTCGAAGAGGCAATGTAATCCAAAATTCTCGGCGCGACTTCGCGCTGGGGAAGCTGATCTGATGAAAGAATTAAATGGCCATTGCTTTGCAACAGTCCATCCCTAATCATTTCAACGTGCCGATATTCCCATACCTGCCGCGCCACCACAGAATCTACAAAAGCGTTCTCTCCCGGTGTGTAAGGCCAGAGCAAACGACGTGAAACTTGTCCTGTCGGGGTGTCACAGACAATTGGCGGTTCAATATAGCGGTCAGCCTCCTCCAATTTTGCCATCACGCCAGAAAGTGGGAAAGCGTCTGGTATTACTGTAAATGTCAT